TCGCAGACTTAAACGAGAAACACCCAAGCATCAAGAGCTCAAACAACAGGTAAACGATTTACTTACAAATTTGGAACAACATATTACTTTTGCTAGCCTGTTAAATGCTTGACCTATTTTAAATTTTGTTATAAAATACAACTATGACCAAATCAACTGAAATCAAACGACTGAACCCTAAAGGTGCCGAAACCAAATATATTGGACACGAGCCCGAATGGCGAACTCAACCAACAGCAGAAAATCGTATATCCAAACTGGCTAATGCTTTCCAGTGGTATAACTATCACTATGGTAAAAAAGATGCTAAAGATATGTTGTGCCACTATCTTGAACACCACGGTCGTAAAGCAGACGCTAAAACAATGCGGGGTATTCCTGACAGTCAAATTCGATTGACTCCGGCCTGGGCGTGTCGTATGTCGCTTGTGGGCCTAGAACTCACTGAGCACGAACAATGCATTGTCGATAATCAAATTAGCGAAATGCTCAAAGTAAAACAAGAAAAGAAAAAAGAACAAAGTGAAATAGATGCAGACACTGCTGTAGCCAAACTTACTATTCAAGATCATTTGCGTGAAAAAGTTTCAGAATGTTGTGGCGAACTCGAAGGTATGTTTGACGACTTTATTGTAGCTGGCGCCAAAATGTCAGCAGACTTTAAGCCTATCTCATTGATGCGTGGTATGAATATTAGTCCTAACATGGTTGGAACTGTTAGCCGTGTTTGGGAACTGCGACTAGCAGAATTTAACGAGGTGCTAGAAGGAGACAATGACCAACTAGTCGAGGGTTACAGTCACCTTAATAAGAATCAACTTAAACAGTGTGTAAAATTCTGTGAAACAGTGATCAATGATTGCAACAGTTATGTTCAGCTTAAGAAAGTAGAACGCAAACCACGTGCCAAGAAAGCAGTTAGCCCTGAGAAGCTTACTCGTAGCTTTAAGTTCTTGCGAGAGTTTCCAGAGCTTAAACTTAAATCAGAACCGGTGACTAAATTAGTAGGTGCATCCGAAGCATGGTTGTATGATACAGCTAAACGTAAGTTAATCCATGTTATGTCGGACCCGCATATTAACAGCTTTACAGTTAAAGGTTCAGCAGTAGTAGGGTTTGATGCACAAACTACCGTGCAAAAAACACTACGCAAGCCAGCAGAGCAAATTAAAGCAGTTATTGGTGGCGGAAAACCAGCTGCCCGCAAAGCGTTTGGTGCTATTAAAGCTACAGAAACCAAGTGGAACGGGCGCGGTAACGATAACTTGATAATCCTTTGGGCTTGGTAACCTGCTAAATACAGAGAACAGGAGTTCTCTTTATTATGGCCGTGGAAAACAAATCTAGCTTAGAAACACTAAAACAAAATCTTTTTGATTATGTGCGCCTGCAATTAGGTGATCAGATAGTTGACCTTGAGCTAGACCCTGCACACTATGAAGCGGCATACCAACGCACTATCGGCGTATATCGCCAACGTGCTGAAAATGCTTATGAAGAAAGTTATAGTTTCCTAGAGCTAGTTACTAACGTAAACATCTACGATCTTCCGCAAGAAGTTATTACTGTGCGCCAAATTTTCCGTAGAACATTCGGCGATTCGACAGGCCCGTTTGCTAGTAACTTTGATCCGTTTAGTCAAGCAAGTTTGAACGTTTACTTAATGAACTTTAACGTAGCTGGTGGACTAGCCACATATGATTTCTACAGTCAATATGTAGAACAGGCAGGTCGTATGTTTGGCGCATACATGAACTATACCTGGAATCCAGTAACTAAAAAATTACAGTTAATCCGCGATCCAAAAGGCACCGGCGAAAGTGTGCTACTGTGGACATACAATCTTAAGCCAGAATTCAATTTACTAAGTGACTTCCAGATCCAACAATGGATTAAAGATTATATGGTAGCCAATTGTAAAATGATCATCGGCGAAGCACGTGAAAAATTTGGCACAATTGCTGGCCCGCAAGGTGGTGGCACATTAAACGGCACAGCTATGAAAGCCGAAGCCCAAACCCAAATGGATAACCTAATCGAAGATCTACGTAGATATGTAGATGGTAGCCAACCGCTTACCTGGGTTATTGGTTAATATACACTAGACTTATATCTAATATCATGCTATAATCATAGTATGAGCACTTCTTTAATGATCGACATTGAGGGTTTAGGTACCGGCCCTGATGCTACTATTTTGACCATTGCGGCACAAAGTTTTGATCCCTTTGGAACGGGTTATTACGACCGTTGTTATTATGCTCGCATCACTCTCGAAAGTCAAGAAAACCGCACAATCCAACAAGACACTATAGATTGGTGGGCAACTCAACCCGAAGCCCAAGCAGAAGCTTTTATGGAAGGTGGCCGTGTAGATTTAGATATAGCTCTCGACGGGCTTTACAAACTAGCATGGCAACACAAGTTTATCTGGGCCAACGGGCCTACATATGATATGAATATTCTTGAACATGCTTATAAGAGTTATAACAAGAATTTACCTTGGCAGTTTTATAACGTTCGCGATGCTCGGACGGTATATAGTTTGTGGCCCGAATTGCCCAAGCCACCGACAAGTCACCATGCATTAGAGGATTGTCGTAGACAGATTGACATGCTTCAAGCAACATTAAAACATTTAAACGTAAAGGAACTCAGATGACCAATGACCAAACAAAATATAAATTTTGTGTCATAAGTTATATTGCAGGTAGTCGAGGAGCATTCCTGGGCCATCAACTTTTTTCTCGTTATCCAGAAACATTTTCGGTGCAATCGGGTTCTGTTAGGGCAATACCGACAATCATCGGTGAATACGATACTTGGCACATATACGATCCACATTTTTGCAATGAGGTTTTTTATTGCCACCCTAATTATAAATTAGATAATTTGTTTGAGACTGATGCTGCTAAAAAACTAGATAAAACAAAATACAATATAATTGTTACCCATCATTATACTGCTGAATCTCTAGAACCGTTAAAGCAAGCACTAATCGATCACGATGTTAAAATTTTACAAATAATCTTTGAAGAAACGGATCATCAAACAATGTTTGATCGAGCATATACTGCCGCTTCAAGTTTTGGGCATGATACAAATAAGCATTGGCAAAGGAGTTACAAGGCAAGAGAACTGACTGCTAGTAGAGACCCAGATGCTATTCCGGTTCCTCTGGCTATTTTAAAAGACTATAAAAATCCTCCGGATTTAACTAACATTTTAGAAAACTTTAAACTATGATTATTGGAATTTGTGGACTGATTGGTAGCGGTAAAGATACTATTGCTGACTACTTGCAAAATATACATCATTTTCGTCGAGAAAGTTTTGCCCACACACTTAAAGATGCAGTTGCCTGTGTTTTTGGCTGGGACCGAGAACTAATCGAAGGGCGCACCCGCGAAAGTCGAGAGTGGCGCGAGCAAGTGGATCCGTGGTGGGCAGAACGCTTGGGTATGCCAGATTTAACTCCTAGGTTAGTCCTGCAACAATGGGGCACAGAAGTTGCTCGTAAAGGATTCCATAATGATATCTGGATTGCTAGCTTAGAGAACAAGTTGCGTAAAACTACTGATGATGTTGTTATTTCTGACTGCCGTTTTCCTAACGAAATTAAGGCTATTAAGGATGCCGGTGGTATTGTTATTAGAGTGGTGCGTGGTCCAGACCCAGAATGGTATAGTCTAGCTGAAAAAGTAAACCGCGGCCCTGTTCGTAATACAGAATGGGCCCTAAGCACTACTAGATTAGAATCATATAAAGTTCATGCTTCGGAAACTGCATGGATTGGTACTAAATTTGATGCTGTAATTGATAATAACTCAGACGGTCTAGATAATCTTTACAGTCAAATTAAAGATCTGGTTCTAAATCTCCAGGAGTCCACGGACGATCTAAACGCTTGATTTCCTCTACGCAATTTAAACAAATAGTTTTTAAATTGCGTAGTCCTGTATTATGTTGGTTGCCATCTACATGGTAAACTAATAATTGACTAGCATATCTTGATCTAAACCCGCAACGATCGCATGCGGGTTTCTTTTTATACCCAGCAGTTTTCCATCTAGGTTCTGGAACTTTAACAGCACGTTTTTTTGCAATACAATATCCGCAACGGGTTCTATAGTGTGCAACCTCGTCACGATAGTAGTTTACAGCACAGGGTCTTTGTTTACAGCTTTGACAAATAGGGCGAATCATGATATATTTATAGTGAAAACCTTTGCCAAAGGCCTTAACAATGCCATTCTTTTTGCCTTTTATTATAAATATTAACAACTAGAAAAAAGGATTTACTATGGCACTATTATCACCTGGCGTAGAAGTTACAGTTATTGACGAGAGTCAATATATTCCGGCCGCAGTTAACTCGGTTCCCTACATTTTACTTGCTACTGCTCAGAACAAAGTATCTGGTACTGGCGTAGGCGTTGCTGCCGGAACTTTAAAGGCCAATGCCAATAAGGTATATTTGATTACTAGCCAACGTGATTTGTCGGCTACGTATGGTGTTCCGTTCTTTTACA